CAAAAGGTTTAACAATAGATATTAGTTCATCAGGATTAAATAGAATTTTTAGAGGTAAAGTTAAAAATAAGTCAGAGTTTAAAAAATTGATGTTACAACTAGGTATAAATTAATATGGTAATACAAGATTTATTTAGATTACAAAGTGTTCCCTATGTAGCAGTTCCTGAAAGATTTACTAATACGAATCAATTTCAAGAGACTGCTGATTTTTTTAGGAAACATGGTATGTATACTTTATACCCTAAAGGTACATATCAATATATACAATTCTGGAAAGAAGAGAAAAGAAAATGTTTAGAAGGTATGACTAATACTTCAGGTATATATATTCCTGGGCCTTATTACTTCTATCTAAACTATGTACAGATTAATATGCAAAATTCAGATAAAAGAAAGTCCAAGGATTTTCCTAAGTTTGTAGATATTGATTATGTATATTTTCATTTAGTATTCCATTGTAAAGATAAGGAGAAGTCTCTTGTATCTGTTAAGGGTAGAAGACAAGGTTGGAGTTATAAGGCTGGAGCATTAGCTAGTTGGGAGTTTAACTTCTTTAGAAATAGTTCTAGTGTTATAGGAGCTTATTTGAGTGATTATTCTCAGAATACTATGAATATGGTTAGAGATAATTGTAACTTCTTAAATCAACATACTGAATTTGGTAGACAGAGAAATCCAGATTTAACTGATAATATTAGAGCAGCATACCAAGTTACTATAGATGGTAAAAAAGTATGGAAAGGTTATATGAGTACTGTTAATTCTATTACTTATAAAGATAAACCTTCCGCAGGTGTAGGTAGAAGTGCTACATGGCTAATCTTTGATGAAGCAGGTATATTTCCTAATATAGTTGAATCTTATGGTTTATCTGAACCTCTTATTAAGGATGGTTCTACTTATACTGGAGTATGCCTTATGTTTGGTTCATCAGATAGTATGGAAGCTGGTTCAGTACATTTTAAGAAAATCTTTACTGCGCCAGAACAATATAATATGTTAGGGTTTAAAGATCCTAAGAATGAAGAGAGAATTATAGGGTTCTTTAGTGCAGCTTATTTTGGTAGATGGGGTAAATGTAGAGATAAAGAAAGTCTATACTACGGTATGGATATGGTTGATTCAGAAGGTAATTCTATTATAGAAGCAGCTGTAGATGATATTATGTGGGAAAGGGCTAGGAAGAAGAAAGCTCCAGATCCTAAGGCTTATAGGGATTTTGTAACACAATATCCTATAGAGTGGCAAGAAGCATTTTTAGTTTCTAGTAGATCTCCATTCCCTACTTATTTAGCAGAAGAAAGATTAGCTCAATTAGAAACAGAGAAATCTATTGTTAGTTCTTATTGGGTAGGTAAACTAGTTCAAGAAGGTAATAAGATTGTATATAAGATACCTGGGCCAACTGATCCTGAACCTATTAGAGATTTTCCTATAGGTAAAATAGATGTTGATATGGCTGGTGCTATAGAGATATTTGAACAACCCGCTATAGATGAACCTCCTCATGGATTGTATATTGCTGGTATTGACCCTTATGATGATGATCAAGCAGATAATTCACTATCTTTAGGTAGTATATTTATTATGAATACTTTAACAGGTAGAATAGTAGCAGAATATACAGGTAGACCTAAAACAGCAAAAGAGTTTTATGAAAATTGTAGAAAACTACTTTTATATTATAATGCTATAGCAAACTATGAGAATAACAAGAAAGGCTTGTTTGGATACTTTGAACAGAAAAATTGTTTACACTTATTATGTGATACTCCCAAGATTCTTAGAGATTTACAGATTACTAAGTTAAATTATGAAACTGGTAATAATTCTAAAGGAACTAATGCTTCTAAGGAAGTGAATAAATATGCTAGAGAATCTCTTAAAACTTGGATGTTAGAACAAGCTTATAATAGAGAAGATGGTATTACTAATACTCATACTTTAGGTTCTATACCAGCTCTTAAAGAAATAATCTATTGGGAACCAGATGGTAACTATGATAGAGTTTCTGCTCTAGGTATGTTAATGATTCTAAGAGAGGATAGATACAAGCAGATTAATATGACTCAAGATGATGAGTCAGATAAGAATTCAGGATTTTTTGATAAGATTTGGAGTAGAGTAACTGGGCATAGCTATAATGATAAAGCAGATAATGATTTTTTAACTAGCTATATATCTAAAAATAAAGTAAATTAGCCATTTAAATAGAAATTAATGAGTAGCTCAACAAGTTTTACAAATATAAAGGTTTTCCCAAAACAAAAAATAGCTGATTCTAAGAAAGATGAGCAATGGGGTAAGGATTGTATAGATGCTGCTGAAGCACTTATTCTTACTAAGAATCAATATTCTAGGAGTTCTAGATATACTAAACAGATCAATTATGATTTGTATAATGGTATATTACATGCTTCAGATTTAGAGATAATGCTGAATCCTAGTGGAATTAAAGAGATAGCTTTCCCAGCTCAAGTAGATAATCACCCTATTATTAATCCTTATATTAAATCTTTAATAGGGGAAGAAATTAAACGTAGGTTTGATTTTATTGTTAAAGTAGAAAATGAAGATGCTATAAGTAAGAAGGAAGAAGCTAAGAAAGAAGAGATTATGGCTCTATTAGAGCAAATACTCTTAGAAGGGTTAGAAGAGCCAGAACAAGGGTTTGGTAGTAAAGAGGAAGAACAAGCTTATCAAGAAGAAGTTCAGAAGAGATTATTGCAGAAACAGAAGTATCTTAATTATGAATGGAGAGATATTAGAGAGTTATCTGCTACGAGATTACTTAACTATTATGAAGAGAAAGAAGAGCTTAGAAGTAAGTTTACTCAAGGTTGGGAAGATGCTACTATTGCTGGAGAAGAAATATATTCTATTGATATTATTGCAAATGAACCAGTAGTAAGAAAATGTAATCCATTAAATACTTATTTTTTATTACCACCAGATAGCAACAGGGTCGAAGACTCTGATGTAATCATAGAAGAGAATTATTGGCCTGTTGGTAAGGTTATAGACTTTTTCTATGAGGATTTAAAACCTGCTGATATAGATACATTGCATGAAAAGATAATGTATAAAGGTGGGGGTAATTACGGTGGTATACCTAATTACCAACTACAAGACCCTGTATGGAGTTTACCTGTAGGTATATTAGAAAGTAATGGTTCTAATAGTGTAATTAGTGGTAATTATAATAGTTTAATACCTTATGATTCGCAAAGTAATGTACGTGTTGTTAAAGCGGTATGGAAGTCTACTAGAAAGATAGGTGAATTAACCTATTTAGATGAGGCTGGAGAAGCTCAAAAAACTTATGTACCAGAAACTTATGTGGTTAATGAAGCACTTGGAGAAACAGTTAAATGGTTATGGATTAGTGAGTGGTGGGAAGGTTGGAAAGTTGCTAATGAGTTTTATTTAAAAGTAAGACCAAGAGAAGTACAATTTAGAAGTTTAAATAATCTTTCTAAATGTGCTAGTGGTTATGTAGGTACTATATATAAAACTAATAGTAATATAGCTCAGTCTCTTTTGGAGATTATGAAGCCTTATCAATACTTATATAATCTTATTTATCATAAAACTAAAGAAGCATTTGCTAAGAATATTGGTAAAGTAGCTAACTTAGATTTAGCTAAATTACCTGATGAGTGGAAACCTGAGCAGTGGTTATACTATCTTAAGACTATGAATATAGCTGTAACAGATAGCTTTAAAGAGGCTAAAAAAGGTGCTGCTATAGGTAAGTTAGCTGGTAATATGAGTGGTAGTCAAAATACTATGGATCTTGATATGGGTAACTATATACAACAACATATAGAAATGTTAGAGTATATTAAGAGAGAATTAGACTTAGTTACAGGTATTAGTCCAGAACGTAGAGGTGAAAGAACTTCAGCTGATCCAGGTCTAGGAGTTACCCAAGAAAATAAATTAGCTAGTGCTAATATTACAGAATGGTATTTTAGATTACATGATAATACTAAGACTAGAGTTTATGCTGCTTTATTAGAAACAGCTAAGTATTGTCTTAGAAATGGTAATAAGACTATTCAATATATTACAGATGAAATGACTTCTGAGATCTTTAAGATTGATGGAGAAATGGTTAATGAGTGTGAATATGGATTGTTTGTTACTGATTCTGTAGAAGAACAAAAAGCAATTGAAATGCTTCGTAGTGCTACTGAGATTGCTATGCAAACTGGTCAAGTTGATGTCATACAACTTATGGATATTTATAGTAATAAGTCTTTATCTTCTATTAGAAGGAAGATTGAGAGATCTGTAGAGTCTAGTAAGGAAGTAGCTATGCAACAAGCTCAAGCAGAACAAGAGCAGATTAAGGCTATAGAAGATCAAAAAGCTCAAATAGAAATGGCTAAGTTAGAACTGAAGCAATATGAGATTGATCAGAATAATATGACTAAAATAGCTATTGCTGAAATGACTGCTTATGCTATAGATGATGGTGGAGATGCAGCTCTTATAGATAATACTTCTGAGATGGCTCTAAAACAACAAGAAATTTCTCAAAAGGTTTATATGGAAGGTGAGAAGATTAGAAATGATAGAGAGATTAAAGAAAAAGAACTAGAATTGAAGAAGAGAGAATCTGAGCAGAAACTTGCTATAGAAAGAAAGAAATTAGAGCAAATAGATACTCAGAATAAATCTCAAGAGAAGATAAAACAATTGGATGTTCAAATGAAAGAAAAAGAATTGAAAATGAAAGAGAAACTAGAATTAATTAAACTTAGAGCTGCTAGAGCAAAAGCTAGAACAGCATCTAAATCCAAATCTAAGTAATTATGTTTATCAGAGAATTAAGTACAATACCTTATAATGTTAAAACTTATCTTATAATCTCTGATAATGGTGAGGAAGTTTGTAACTATATCAATGATACTTATAACCCAATAGAAAAAGTAGATAATAAAAATGATTCAGCTGCATTTCAAGTATCTATTGAAGTGCTTAATGAAAAGACTAAATATATATCTACTATTTGCTTTTTATGGATACATGAAAAATATTTAAAAAAATATTTATCCCATGAATTAATACATCTTAGTTGGGATATTTTAGATGTAGTAGGTGTAAAGATTAATAATAATAATCATGAAGCTCTAACTTATTACTTTGATTATTTATTAGAGCAATGTAATAATTTTATAAAAGAATATGGAAAGTTTAAGAGGGATAACAAAAAATAGTAAATGTGCTTATTTAGCTTCATGTTTAATGGATGCTAGAAACCAAGTACATGTATTCCATTTACAAACTACAAGTTATGCACAACACATGGCTTTAGATGGTTTATATACTGGTATAGTAG